GACGCTGCCCCCTTGTCGATGAGGCAGAGTTCGAAAAGGCCGCCCCGAAAGACGGCCAAGCTGAACCGGTTTACCGCCGCTGTAGACGGGCCATTTCAGCAGAGTTCACACGAAAAAACCGCCAACCGGTGATGACTCCACCTGCTGACGGTCTATCGCTTCCGGTTTCCCGGATGTAGCCTGATTCACTGAGAGTCATTCAGTGCGGGCACGTTACCGTTCACGGGTTCCGCTTGTCAACCTTAAAACGGAACATCTCCCTCACCAGTCGGAACCTGTGACTCCTCACCCGCTGACTTCTGCCCGTCCTTCGGCTGGAATGACAAGCTGAAAAACTTCCCGTGCTGGCCTTCCTTTATCCACGCCGACAGCCAGTACTCCACGTTGTCGATTTCCGCCGAGCCTGTGAACTCAGGATGCCGGTCCGTTTTCCTGTTCTTGTTTCGGCTTAGGATGCCGCTGTTGGGGTACTTGCTCATACTCTTTCCCTCGCCTCAAACACAGCTTCACGCAAATCCGCGAACTGATACGCCTCCGCCACGATTTCTGACTTGCACCCCTCGCAGATGTAGCCCTGCTGATGGATGGTTTCTGCGGTGTGCTCGAAGTCCTCAAGGTGCGTCACCTGCCCGCGGATGTGTCCCACAAATTGCGTGCCCTGGCAACTGTAGAGGATGCGGAAATACTCAGGGCCGACGCGTGAGTGCATCAATGTGACTTCACAGAACATGGCTCACTCCTTTCGGGGTCTGTGTGCCGCTGGCCGCTCACTGAGCTTGGTGCCCTTCGGCAAATTCGCCTTGCAGCACTCGCCCACCCATTCGGACAGCGACATCCTCTCCGCCCTCGCTTGTGTTTTAAATGCCGCCCACCAGTCACGTGGGTTCGAAATGTTTTTTCGTTCGCTCGTCATACTCATCCCCACATCGCCAAACCACGTCCAGTCTCTGGCAGGTAATCAGCCAGGAACTCACGGACCTCGTACTCATCCAGTCCACCGCTGCCGTCCTGCTCGTCCTCTTCGATTGAGTCGAGCGTTTCGCTCAGCGTCGGAACCCAAGTGAAAAAATACCCGCCGTCATCGCCTGCGACGTATCCGAAGTCGCGGCCCTGCTCGTCCTGTCCCTGACACAGGTCAACATTGTTTGCTGTCATCGTCATCGTTTCGCCCTTTCGCTTGTGTTTGTGTCCCTCAACTGACCGAAGTATACACACCCTATCGGCAGAGTCAACAACATGACACACAGTTTCTGGAAAGTTTTTGGCGGATTACCGTTTTCCCTGCGTTTTCGCCCATTCTGCCATGTTTTCCACCCGCTCATTGATGCCGACGATATCCGTTTGAGCCTTACCGTTCGCTGCGGAAACCGCCTGCAATTCCGCCGTCAGGGTTTCCACCGCCGCTTCGAGTTCCTTCAGGCGCTCGTGCTGGGCCCGCAGTTCGTTAAACATGCGATTCATCACGTGCGTGGCCCCGTTGTAGCCGTCGCGCACGGAATTCAATTGTTGCTGCCACCAGTCGAGAACCTGCTTGTTCTCTTGCAGGCGGGCGAATTGTTCTGAGAGCGTTTTTTTCATCACATCACCGTGCCATGAATGACTCAAGAACAACAACAGGTGGGCCAGAATACCTCACCTCCTCGCACGTCACCCGCTTAGCGTCCAACCACAGCCCCTTCCCTTTCGGGTGTAGATTACGCTCTGCAATCTGCCGTGCCTCATCTTCATTCGCGGCACGGATGACCGCCCCGTCATGTTCGTCGTAATCCCAGTCGACATCTCGGCTCAGTTTGTAGAGCTTCATCACCTCACCCTGTATGGATTGTCTGCCTCAGAATACTTCCCCACGGTAAAGCCGTAGGTGTCACGCACTCTCAGCTTCGCATCGGGATGCCCGAACGGAATCGGCCTGTACTCTCGGCCAGCCACCTCAAACCGTGCTGGCACCCTGAATTTCATCCCCTGCTTTTCCGCCTCGCGTCGTGCGATGTGCCACGCCGCACCGAAGGTCAGCCCTCGCTTGCCCGCAACATAAATCGCCATCGTCATCAGTTCGGCACACGTCTTCTTCGCCTTCGGTTTTTTGTCATCACGGGTTATCTCCCTCAACTCACCGCCGACGAATTCCAGCCCCTGCGACTTCCGCTCTCTCGCCGTTGGCTCATACCCACACTGCCGACACTTGCCGCCACGGTACACAGCCCCGCAACTCGGACACTCAACCGTCGCGCGGGCTTCGTGCGTTGACGATGGACGCTCGCCCCATTCCAACGTCCACGCGATGTCATCCTCAAAGAACCCGTGTTTCCGAATCCCGTCCGCATGGTCGAGGATAAGGCAATCTGTCTTCGCTGGGTGCATCCGGGAACCCCGCCCTATCATCTGCTTCCACCGCACCACATTTCCAACCGCAGTGCACATCTGGACGCAAGAGACTCTTGGGATATCCGTGCCCCGCTCAATCACCCCGACGTTGCAGATGTAATCAATAGCACCATCGTTCAACCGCGCGAACAATTCTTCGCGCTCATCATCTGGCGTCCCCCCATCCACGTAGTGTGCGTCGATGCCGTTCCGTCTCAGAAGTTCCATCGCCTCTTGCGCATGTGCCCGCCGTGGAAAGAACCCGACCGTCGCTCGTCCTTCGGCGTGTTTCTTCCAGTCCCTCACGAGGTCGCCGGCAAGCCCCTCCATCGCTTCGGCAACGCTCTTGTCGGTGTAGTCGTCGCCACTCTTCACGAGGCGGTCTAGCTTCCCCTGCGTTGCCTGAAAGTAACGGAACGGACTGAGGTACTTGTGGTCAATCAACCACTGCGGTGATGGCCCGTTGACGATGTGCCGAAATACCTTGTTCAGCTCCTTGTGCTGTGGCGTAGCCGAGAGCCCCAGGACGTAGGCTGGACGTTGCCCGAGCTGTTCCCGCTTCGCGTCATGGGCTTTCAGAAACGTCCTGAGCTTACTTATGTGCGAATGCGTCTCGTCGAACACGACAAGGTCATAGGTGTAAGTTCCGTCATACTCACCGCCCTCACAATACCACGAGTTCTTTGTGTCGATGCTGGCCACTTGAATTGGCTCATACAGGTCCGCCTTCGCCCCCGCCATAATCACGCCGTGAGGCAGTTCTGGCTCCTCTAAGAACGAACTGGACGCGTTGTGGACAAGCCCCCTTCTGTGAACGGCAAACATCGCACGCCCTGACTCGCCTTCCCGTTTCTCCCGCCTCGCATAGCTTCCGAGTATCCACTTCGCCAACCGCGTCTTCCCGGTGCCCGGTGGTGCACAGAGGATGACTCGCCCGTGCCGCATCAACGCCGCGCGGGTGTCGTTCCGCATTTGCTCTTGGTGCGGGTAAAGGGCTGGGAGGTCAGTCATCATTCAGATACCTGCTGGGTATGTAAACCTCGCTCAGGTCACTTGGATTGTGAGTCAGCCCTAAGAAGTTGTCTGCCACGTCACAAACCGAAAACTCCCCATCCGTCAGCGTCAGCCCCAACACTGAACGGTAAGGCTCCTCCACCTCCTCAATAGACGTCCTGTCTGCACCACTTCGCAAGACGTATCGCGTCGTGGTGACTGCCACCAACGCGATAAACAACACTGGCTCAGTCGTGTACAGGTATCTGCCACTGTTGTTTTGCTGTGCGTACACTGCATGCAAATTGTTCGCTGGATACACATTGAGGATGTCGTAACTGTCACGCGACCACCTTTTGTCTAATTGCTCTACCACAACTGCCCCCCTATATGCTGCAACGCTTTGACAATCCTGTCACGCTCCCCACGGTTCGGCTCGAACTCATGCAGGTCACACACCGCCCTGATGGCCTTGTCGATGTACGCCTGAGCCAGTTTCCGCGTCTGGTTCGCCTGGTCGGATGCACTGGCTGATTTCGCTGGCTTCTCAATCACCACCTCCTCACGCGTCGCCCGCACGTGCTTCGCCGTCACCTTCGGTTTTCCCGCCTTGTCCTTCGGGGCTGTTTCAACGGATTTCACGAGCACTTCCGCCGCTTGCTCTTCCGGCAGATCCTCCACCTCGCGGGTGTGCGAAACTTTCAAAGTGGTGTCAATTGACGACACTTCGCTGTTCTCTTGTTCACCTTCTGGAACATTGTCTGAGAGGTCGGAACCATCAATGATTCGCAGGATGCTGCGGTGTTTCATCAACCGTGCTGCGTGTTGACGACTCATCCCCCATTTGCTGCGGCAGTAGTCCTCAAACGATCCGTATTCCAGTTTGTACAACTGCTCGCGATGAATGGCTTCCATGCCTTCGTTGATGTCTTGGATGCCCTTGCGAATCTGAGACTCAAGGTATCTCAGCCGCGTTGCCTTGCGTGACAAATCGTTCATTCCGCTGGTCCAAAAAAGAACCCGCCACGCAACTGGTGCAGACAGTCACGGACGGGCTATATATCAGGGTTGCCCCCGATTGGTTCAGATTGTGCTGCCCCGTCTGCACCGGGTCAACAGCCGCATTGTCGTTTAGAAAAGCGATGTCTGCAACGCTGATTCCCTCTTAGTAACAGCGGATGCCAGATTCTTCCGTGCCTGCTCGTAGTATTCAGGTTTCAACTCGCAACCGTAGAAACGCCGAGGGTCGTCAATCCGCTTCTTCGTCTTAGGTGACACGCCGCCAATCGACATAAAACCCTCGCTGCCGATTCCAGTAAACGGACTGAACACCAATTCGCCAGGGTTGCTGAACAACAACACGCAACGCCGAATCACCTCCAATTGAAGCGGGCAAATGTGCTTGGTGTCATCTTCACTCTTCGCCGCTGCTGTGTTCAGTGTGTCCGTTTCAATAATGTCATCCCAGCAACCCTCCGCCCACTTAATCCAGTCGTTTCGACTGACTTGATTCTTCGTATTTATCGGGACGGCGTTTTCCCCGGGCTTGCGGAACTTAATCAAGTAGTCCTGAAGCGTGCCCCGCTGACGGCTTCGGTCTGACTCCAGACCAGCGAACTGCAACTCTCTGGAACGCGTCCTGATGGCTTGTGCCTGCGGGTTCTTTCTTACGGACCAGTCATACTCGTAAATCAGCCCGCACCGTTCACCGATCCGAATCAGAGTTCCGCGGAAATCATGAAGACCCTCGCCTCCAGACCGTTTCATCCTTGGAATCTGGCAGCAGTGAACGACCGCAACCCTGCCAGGCTTCAGCACTCGTGCCAGCCCACGCAGGACAAATCCCATGTGAACCTTCGCCTCACCATCCCACCGGTCAACATTCCCCACGTCAGCTTCGCTGTCTGTGTAAGCGTACAACGAAGGGAACGGCGGACTGAACACCGACATATCCACGCTTGCAGGAGGCATATCTTCCAGCATGTGCGGGATGCAGTCTCCGTGGAACACATCCCAATCATCAACGTCCATCACGCAACCTCCATACAAGGATGACCAATCTGGCGAAACAATTCCTCTTGCTCACGGGTATCCGATTCAACCCGGTCTGCTTTCCGCAACACGTTCTCAACGAACGGCACCTCCAGTTCTGTCACTGGAATATGGACATTCAGAGGACGTGTTGAGCCGATACGATTGCTGCGTTTCACGGCCTGATAGAATTCCTCGTATGAATCCTTCAAGCCTGAAAATACCTGCCTCGTGCATACTTGGAGGTTCAAACCGAACCCTAGAATCTTCGGCTTTGTAATCAGAACCTTCGCTTCGCCCGATTTGAATGAGTCGATGGCATCCTGTCGTTGTTCTTCCTTTGTGTCACCAGACACAGATACAGCATCCGGGAACACATCCTCCATCATCTTTTGCTCATCGTTGTAATGACACCAGATGATTGTGGATTCATCAGGCCACCCATCGACCATGCTGCGAATCGCTGATGGCTTCGCTGTAGGAATGCCGCCTTTACCTTTGGCAATCTGAGACAACTTACCACGCTGACCAATCCCGCCAACCTGATTTGTAATCAGTGAACCTGTCAGCATCTGAGCCGCTTTGCGTTGCTCTGGAGTTAGCTCGATGTGCTCCACGTGAATATGGATCGGCGGAGTCGTTTCGACATTATCCTTCCACCCATATACTGCGGGATTCGCCAGGAATATCGACCACTCTGCCAAGCTCTTGTAGAAAGGTTTCAACGCATGCGGTTTCAGTTCCCACCGGTTCTGCGTCTGCCCGCGATTGATGAAATACGTTGCGAGAAACTCGTTGACTGTTCGGCACCTGTCCAGAAACACAGCATGATTAGCAAACTCAATTCTGTCATTCGGTGCCGGCGTGCCAGTCGCGCACAATTTCCACCTGACACCTCGCCCCATCTCAATCAGCCGCGTCCCCCACGCTCCGTAATGGCTCTTGAGCATTGACGACTCGTCGAGAATCAATCCAGCCAGTTCACATCGCGGGAGTTCGTCACGGATGGATTCATAGTTTGTGATTCCGATGCCGCTGCCTGACTCCAGCCACTCTGGCAATTCCGCTGCTGTCACTCGACTGACTGGAAGAGAATCGCCATACCATCTCCTCGCCTCGTCAATCGTCTGCCGCACAACCATCAACGGGCTGACAATCAACACCTTCCCATCAGCCACAGCATGCTTTGCGAACTCCAGCAGAATCAAAGTCTTACCAAGTCCGCAATCAGCAAACACCGCATACTTGCGTTTCTGAATCGCAATGCGGGCAATGTCTCGCTGGTAGTCGAATAAATCGGGATGCAGGTCGACCGCTGCTGTTCCTCGTCGCTCCACTGCAATGCCAAGTTCGTCAGCAAACTCATCAGGGACGAATGCCCGCGAACCCCTGAAATGATAGAGGGGAAGATTCCGCACCTTCAGGAAGCGGCGATAGCAGTCCGCAGACGATGTATCGAAGTCAATGCTAATCATCTCAATACACCTTCCCGCCATGCCTCGCAGGCCGCCTCTGATTCGCTTCCATCTTTGCCATCAACGCACCACCGAGATTCAGCCCGAGGAACTGACAGGCATCCATGATGCGAATCACACAATCCGCAAACTCAATCTCCGCGTTGCCGAACTCCGGGCAGTGCTTGTCAGGCGGGTTCCCGTTGCGAAACGCTTCCAACGCCTCGCTCAGTTCCGAGTGCATCAATGCAATCAACTCCGCAGGATTCCGTTCCGTGCTGCCGTCGTACCATCCTTTGTCGATGGCCGTTTGATGGATGTCCATCTGCAACCGGTGCAGACAATCTCGCATGACTTCGCTCATTGAACTCCTCCAATCAAATACGCGTTGAACCTCACACCCACAACCTTTTCGAACACGTCCGGCTCCACGTACTCGCGGAACCCCTGAATGATGTCCATGTAATAGACCGCGTTTTTCGTTCCCTGAAACGATCGGTGCTGGTTTGTTGCCATCACTTCCACATACCATTCTGCCCGCAGTGGATGATGCTTTGAAAGCCACATCATCCATCCGAGTGCGTTCTGGTGTGGTGATATCTGTGAGTCGCGAGTGTGGTGGTAATGGCACAACGCAATCCCGTTTCGCAAGTCGAACCGCAACGCATAATGCTGCCGCGGTACCAAGTGATGCGCATGGCACGGATGCTTCCCGCACACCGCACAACAGTTGTTCCAGTCATCACGCACTGCGAGTGACCACAACTGGTCTGCCATCCGCTTGAGTGTGTACTTTGCTGGCACGTCCTTATTGGTCCGCTTCCTACGCTTCACCATCAGTGTCCTCCATGACTCGTCGGAACGCATCCGGGTTGTTCACGCAATACTCCTGCATCAATCCCCACGCCACAGTTCGCAACGCTCTCAGTCGCTCAACTTCCGTCAGTCCGACCGTGTCACCATAAACCGTCGATACAAACCGAACCGCCCACTCTTTCAGAACACCTACTGTCGGTGTCACCGGGTAATCACTCCGCCGGCAGTAGCCAATCAGGTCTGGCCCCGTTCGCTTGCCGTGCATGTACGAATTGTGAGGAACGGGGCAAAGGAACCCACGGCCCGCGAATGCGAACATATCGCACTCACGCAGGATGTGTCCTTCGGGAAGTTTCACGATGTCGTCATCACGTGCGTTCATTTCGTCACCTCCGTTAGTGTAGCTTTCAGCTCTTCCTTACGTTTCATGTAATCCTGCCGCACCGCCTGCTGAACAGCCTGCGACTCGTTCTGCAAACCCTCGCCAACCTCCTGCAAGTCTTCCAGCGTCTCCGCTTTTCGGATGCGTTCACGAGCCGCAACCACGTCCTTCGGTGGCTTACGTCGGCTCACAGATGCCGCGTCGTCATCCTCATCGGACACAGTCTGCGAGATAGCCGCCAGTGCGTAGCGTCGGAAGTAAGTGATGGCGCTGCCCATCTTTTGCGGGTCGCTGATGTCCACTTCTGCCGCGAGTGTTCCGCAGTCCAAATGCTGGCCGCTTTCATGCAGCAAGATTGTGAGCAACCGCAATTGGCCGTTCTCGACCGTTGGTGTCTGGATGACACTCAGCCCGTTCGCCGCGAACGCCTCCTGCATCGCCGTGCGAATGCTCTGAAGTGTCGCGTACCTCGACTTGAAGAACGGGTTCTTCGCGTCTCTCGGTGCTGGCTCAATCATCCCCTGAGCCTTTGCCAGTGCTGCTGCTAGTTCGTTGATATCGCTCACCACTTCACCTCCATAGCTTTCTCAATGCGTTCAATCTCGTCCAACAGTTTCGCCATGCACGCCTCAAGCTTCTCGTGATACTTCGGGTCAGCCTCCACGCGATACAAAAACGGCGTGAGTCCTTCATGCCACCCGTAGAAGTCACACCACGGAAGCCCCGATATCCACAGCAGGCCCTGCACCTGCGGTTTGTACTCATCAGGCATCGTCCCCTCAGCGTGATACTGGATGACCTTCTCAGGCTTCGGGCACTTAATCTCAATCAACCCGCCATCAACCAGCCCATCAGGTGAGCCGCCATAGGCTTCCGTGTGGTCAGGGACAAGGAAACCCACGTCCACAATCTCACGCCCCGTTTCAGCCGTGTAACTGGCTTTCGCGTGCGGCTCCATCT